TTGATAACCGTGTGGGCGGCATCGTGAACACCACTAGGCCCGATGCAATCTCACCGATGCTACAGGCACCTTTGAACCCCTTCACGTTCCAGACCATTCAGATGCTGGATGAAGACAAAGAAGATACCACTGGCGTTTCTAAGATCAGCCAAGGTTTAAACAAAGACGCAGTCAGCAAGCAAAACTCAGCCGCCATGGTTGAGCAGCTGGCGACCATGTCTCAGCAGCGGCAGAAGATTATCGCCAGGAACTTTGCTAACCAATTCGTTAAGCCATTGTTCCAGGAGGTTTATCAGCTGGTCTGTGAGAACGAAAGCCAGGAGCGCATAGTTGAGCTATCTGGCGAGTACGTGGCCTGTGATCCTCGCAAGTGGCGAGAGAAGCGCGATGTCGTTACGGAAATGCACCTGGGCTACGGTGAGCAGGACCGAGAATCTCAAAAGTACCTGGCACTGCACACGCTACTAACTGCCGACCCATCATTGTCCAAAATGTACCAACCACAGAATCAGTACGAGCTAATCTCTCGCACTATGGATATGACAGGTATCAAAGACATCAGTGCATTCCTGACGAATCCACAAGAGTTGCCAGAAGAGCAGCCTGATCCCGCACAAGAGTTGCAGATGCAAATGATGCAAAAGCAGCTTGAAGTACAGGAACGTCAGACAGCAGTTGCTGAAATGAAAGCCCAGGTAGACGCTGAAATTAGCAAGATGAAACTTCAGTTGGAGAAAGCCAAGGTTGAAAACCAGCATGCTATCCAGAGCGACAACATGGACCTCAAAGAAGAGCAGCTACGACATAAGAAAGAGATTGACGCTGCCGAAATGGTCCTGGCACAACGTGCTGAACAGATTACTGCCATTGCGAGCCCGAATGGTTAAACCCCTAGTCTTTTAAGGAGAGACGAATGACCGAAGAAGAAAAGATGGTCGCCATGGGGGATCACGCTGAAAACTTTCTACAGAGTGATTCCTTCAACGCCATTATCAACAGCCTGGTAGAACAATGCTTCCAAAGTTTTGCCTTCAGTAAGCCCGAAGATGAAGCTGTAAGGCAGCATGCCTACTACCAGTATTTAGCAGTAACAGAAATAGTCGACACCATTAAACAACGTGTCGCTGTACGTGATGAAATTAACAACAGAGCAAGCGACAGCCGCTCAGAAGAGGAATAGACCATGTCAATTGATAACGTCAATAATACTTCCGACTCTCCCCTGGCATCAGTAGACGATGCCGCAGAAGCTATACTTGGACAATGGGAAGACGCTGATGAAGATCAGCTATCTGAAGATAGTCAAGAGGCTACAGATGAATCTACCGACGAGACTGACGTAGAGGAATCTGAAGAAACCGAAGATGAAACTGAAGACGAAGATTCTGATGAGGAAACTGAGGACCCTGACGAAGAATTAGAGGAAACCGAAGACAGTGACGAAGAGTCCGAGGACGATGATCAAGAAGTAGAAGAAGTTGATCTGTCCGATGACACCCTGGTCGAGATTACTGTCGATGGCGAATCTAAGCAGGCATCCATCAAGGACCTTAAAAGACTCTACGGTCAAGAAGCATCTTTAACACGTAAGTCTCAAGAAGCTGCATCACAACGTAAGTTGGCCGATGACCAGCTGCAAAAAGCCGATGCGTCATTACAAGCAATGCTCAGTCGCGCCCAGGAACGGTACAAGCCGTACTCTGAGGTCGACATGTTGGTTGCCAGTAAGCAAATGGATGCCGAGTCATTCACTGCCCTGAGAGCCGAAGCAAAGCAAGCTGAAGACGATCTTAAATTTCTAAGCGAAGAAGCCGACCAATTCTATTCGTTTGTCAAACAGCAGCAGGCTGAGTCAAAACAGTCTGAAGCTAAAGAGTGTATCAAGGTCCTCCAGAGAGAAATCCCTGATTGGAACAATGACCTCTATAACGACATACGAAGCTATGCAATTGGCCAGGGATTACCCGAAGAAGCAGTCAACCAATATAGCGATCCTAATGTGATCATGTTGCTGAACAAGGCACGATTGTTTGACCAAACCAAGAAGGTAGCCACTGCGAAAAAGGCTAAAGCGTCTAAGAAGATTTTGAGATCGAAGAAGGCACCCCCCACCAAAGCTGACATAAAAGCCCAACGTCAAAAGAAGACCATGGACAAGCTCAGAAGCGGTGGCAATGACCTCGACAATATTGCAGATGCGATTATGGCTGGCTGGGAATGATGCTCTATTTTTATTTTAATTTTCTCATTTTCAAAAGGTAATAAATCATGGCTACATTAGTCTCATATGCAACTGTTGGGTTGGCCGAGGACGTCTCCTCAACAGTGGCAAATATCTCGCCTATGTAACTTGGGCCGTCTCAGAGTAATCTGGGATTGTAACTAGGAGAATTGCTGGAAAATCGTAGTAGCGTGGTAGCTGCCGACAATCAGCAGCCGAGCCCCATAACATGGGGAAGGTTCAACGACTATCCCGAAAGGGAGTACACTCAAGTGAGTGGAAGCACCTAGCCCCTTTTTAACAAAGGGTGAAGATATAGTCTGACCTGTATAGAAATATACAGCGGTCCCGACAAGGGACGGAGCAGGAAGTAACGCACCTGCTTGAACACAAGTGACCTCAACACCATTCACCTCTGCCATCAAGTCAGAGAAAGTATCAGCCCGTTCGTTTTCTTGGTTAGAGGATTCAATTCGTTCGGCTGGCGTAAATGCGCTTGTAGAAGGTGCAGACGCAGCAACTACTGCCATCGGTCAGCCAACTGAGCGGTCTAACAACACTCAGATCATCGGTGAAGCATTTAAAGTTGCTGCAACTGTTGACGCTGTTCAGACCCACGGACGTGCGAAGGAAACTGCATACGCCCTGGCAAAGACTCTGAAGGCAATTAAGCTGGATCAAGAACGCGCCTATGTTGGTGTCGACCAGGCAGCAGTACCTGGCACAGCATCCGCTGCTCGTAAAATGGCTTCTGCAACTCAGATGATTTCTACGTCTCTGGATGCAGGCTCCAACGCTACTGATGCACTTACTGAAGCGAAAGTTTTAGCATTGCATCAGACGTGCTACGAGAACGGCTCTGATCCATCGATCCTGATGGTTAAGCCTGGCGACAGTTCAATCATTGCTGGTTTTGCTACAGCAGCGAACCGTCAGCGTGACTTCTCGCAAGATAAGACACTGACTAACGCGATTGAAGTGCTGGTGACTCCCTTCGGAACTCTGAAGGTTCAGATCAACAGAAACCTGCTCTCAACGCACGCTCTAATGATCGACCCATCCATGTGGAAGCAGTGTGTATTGCGTCCATACACTCGCACTTTGCTGGCTAAGAATGGCGACTCTGACACTCATTTCTGTGTTGGCGAAGTCAGCTTGAAGCATAGCAACTTCAGCGATGGTGGAATGATTACTGGTCTTTCTTGATCAGTAGTTAACTAATTGCGGCCAGAGTTATTACTACCAGGTTTCCGCTCTCCTTACTGGGAGTGGTGACTCTGGCTGCATTTTTATTTTATAAAGGAAGCAAAATGTCAGACCAAATTATTCACGATGTCCAGAACAAAGTGTTACGGGACAACGATCACGAAAACTTTAATATTGAAACCTCACAGTACATCTCTCCGCAATTCCTGGACCAACTAAAGCAGCAACGAGACAACTCCCTCGGTCAATCTGAAGGTGAGTATATGTCTGTCGCCAGGGTACCCGTAGCGGTCCACGAACAATGGCTACGCGAAGGTTTCGACATGATGCAGGAACCTGCACACACAATAGTCGCCAGAATAAAGCAGCAAAACCTGGACGGCTTTTTGACCACAAAGAAAAAGGTATAACGAATGAATCTTGGCAATATCCGTATCCACTTTAAGGCCCTGCTTAATCGCAGCGATATCACCGATGGACTTGCAGATACCTTTATTGACCAGGGTATTGCCAGGGTCCAGCGTTCCCTGCGTATTCCATCAATGGAGAAGCAGTATAACTACAGCATCACATCGCCAACGACTTCTGTGGTCCTGCCCAATGATTTCCTGGAGGCTATCTCCCTGTACTTCGATGGTCGGCAGCTGGCCAAGGTAACACTCCCAGAAATCCTGGAGAGACAGCAGAACGGTGAGCAGGGTTCCCCTTTGTACTTTTGTCGCCAGGGCGGTACCTACCTTATTAGCCCGTCCCCATCGTCAGGAACCTTGAGCCTGGACTACTACGCCCAGTTCATTGACATGACAGCAGACAGCGACGAGAACATCCTGGCACAGGTTGCTAGTGATCTAATTATTTATGCTGCACTGACATACGCCAGCGACTACTACATCGATGAGCGGTCACCAGTATTCGAGGGTAAGTTCACCCAGTTCATGGCCGAGATCCAAGAGCAGTCTAATGACGCTGAAACCTCCGGCAACATGCAAACAATCCGTCCTTCGTACCAACTTTAACCTGGAGCAACAATGGCTACTTCTTCCTTTTACTCAAGTACCGGCCCAGCTGCTGAAGATGTAACTGCACTCCAAGGTTACAAGGACCAGGCAGCAGACTCGGCAGCCGCTGCGGCAACCTCAGAAACAAATGCAGCAGATTCTCAGTCATTAGCAGCAACAGAAAATTCAGAAGCCCAGGCTGCTAAGGTTGCAGCTGAGGCAGCAAGAGATGCTGCCCTGGTAAGTAGGAATGATGCCAATGGGTTCCAAGCTACGGCATCTAGTGCGGCCTCAACTTCAGCGACACAGGCAGGGATCGCTTCCACAAAAGCAAACGAAGCGTCCATATCTGAAGGAAATGCATCTACTTTTGCTACTAACGCATCCAACAGTGCAGACTCAGCAGGTAATGCACAGACTGCCGCAGAAGCTGCAAGAGATGCTGCCCTGGCAGCCTTTGATTCATTTGATGACAGATACCTGGGACAGAAGTCCAGCGACCCTACAGTTAACAACGATGGTGATGCCCTGGTCGCAGGTACCTTGTATTTCAACACCACTACCGATGACATGAAGGTGTACGAAGGGTCTGTGTGGGTTAATGCCTATGGAAACCTTACCGATGCTTTAGCAAAAGCAAATAACCTGTCTGACCTTGCTAATGCAGGAACCGCCAGGACAAACTTAGGCTTAGGTACAGCAGCAACTACAGCTGCCAGTGATTACGCTACTGCGGCACAAGCTGACCAGACTGTTGCCCTCACAGGCGCAGGCGCTACCAGTATATCTGGCACATATCCTAACTTCACGATCACAAGTACCGACACAAATACGGACACAGATACGACCTATACCGCAGGTTCTGGTCTTTCGCTAACAGGCACTGAGTTTGCTAATACTGCTCCAGATCAAACTGTTGCGCTAACAGGTGCAGGCGCTACCAGTATCTCAGGAACCTATCCGAACTTTACGATTACCAGTACCGATAATAATACTGACACGACCTACACCGCTGGCACTGGCATTACGCTGACAGGTACAGAGTTTAGTATTGGACAAGACGTAGCCACTACAGCTAGTCCCGCCTTTGCTGGCCTCACTGTAGGCAGTAACACTGTATTCCACGCAGGAAATATTCCCGAAAGCGGAAACTGGTTTAGCGGCACCGCGCCAGACATAGGCACTGATGGTGTCATGGAGATTGGCAGGTATATAGACTTCCACTCTACAGACACAACTACGGCAGACAACACCTATCGTATTGATAACTACGGGGATGGTGGATTAGGGTTTAGCGGAAGTTTGGTTATCAGAGGAAGTCAAGTATGGAGCGAAACTACGCAAGGGACAACAGCAGGTACTTTCCACTTGAACCCAAATTCGCCAACAGATGATGCTGGATCAGGAATAACATTTGGCGCGAGTGACAGCAGCGCTGGCACAACTGCACAAGCAGGCATATACACTCGTTCTGACGGTAATTACGGCACTAAAATGTACCTTAGTACCACAGATAGTTATACGTCTGGAGCCAAATCATCTTTAGAAATAGACCATGGCGGCAATGTAGAGTTAAAAAGAGGTCGGCTTCAACGTGCCGCACACAACATAGGACACCTAGAAGGTAGCTATAACAATATAGGCGCTAACGGAACAAAGACAAACCCAATCTACACTATTGGTAGTAACTATAATCCTAATGAAACTACATTAGGCAATATGTATGGAATAGGTTATACGGACGATAGTGCATCTTTTATTTCTCCAACAATGGGATGGGGGATGTATGTAGCGGCAGATGGGGATGCTCGCGTAATGCTTAGTGGTCAATTTGGGCATGGCTTCTTTACAGGGAACGTAACCGCATACGCTTCTGATGAAAGGTTAAAGACTAACATTAAGCCTATCGAGAATGCCCTTGATAAAGTCAACAAGATACGAGGGGTAACTTACGATTGGGTTGATAACATTCAATCTGAGTATGACTTCCACCCCAGCACAATGCACGAAACAGGTGTGATTGCTCAAGAGATACAAGAAGTAATACCTGATGCTGTTAGCGAAGCACCTATGAATGGCAACTACACCATTAAGTGCGGAACTGACCATGAGTTTCTTACTGTTCAAAAGGACAAGATTGTTCCACTACTTATCGAAGCCATCAAGGAACTCAAGGCAGAGATTGATGAGTTGAAAGGGGGTGACTGATGGCTCTACCAACGTCAGGCGCTATTAGCCTTAATCAAATGCACACAGAAGTTGGTGGATCGTCAGGCACAATTGCAAGTATAAACGATGCAGATATCCGCGCATTAATCAGTAAAGGCTCTGGAGCAACCATGTCCTTTAACGAGTGGTATGGGGCTTCAAGTTCGCTAGACTCTACAACAGTTACTGTCGGTTATAGGCCCGCTGTCCATATCAGTTATGCGGGGCCTTGGTATGGTTTTCTTGCAGGTAGTTCAACGGGCAGTGCAAGCAAAACCTCTGTCGCATGGCGAAGCGGTGCATCCTATACCGGTTTGTATGGGACTCAGCCGGGCTATCTCAGTGGTAAATGGCTGATGTATGTAGAAATAAACAATGGGGGAGGCTACGGAAACTCAGGGTGGACATCCGTAACTATTGATGGCACGACATATAATAGAAGCGCAATGACATACTTCAGCCACTCTGGGGGTATGGGGTGGAACATACACACAAACTATGTAGCACCCTACGGTTCAACTACGGGAGCCACTAAGTCAGTAGTGTTTAACTAATTTAATGGGGCATTCAACTAATGATTGATTACACAACAGTGACAGAAGATGGATTCACTAGGGCGTGTTTTACAGTGGATGAATCCTACTTTGAAGTTCAGATCAATGGCGTTTCAGAAGATGACATGCAAGAGTTTCTAGCTGGAGAAGTACAGAATATAAATATGTTTATGATGTCCAGTGAAGAAATGGAAGCAATGCAGGCAGCAGAGGCTGACCAGCCCGAATAACTTAATTTAAAAAGGTGACAACGCTATGACGCTACAGACATCCGGTCAGATAAGCCTCGACGATATTGGTGACGAGTTTGAGGTTGCCGCAGCTAATCGCTCCCTGGCTACCCTATCTGCCGCAGGAGGGTTTACTGCACCGCACGGCATCAAAGAATTTTACGGATTCAGCGATACCATACCAGTCAGCGGGATCGGCTTTTCTGGGCTTCAGTCCAGCGGCACCACCACAACCCGCTCATACGACATAAACACTGTGTCTACCTCTGGCACCGCCACGCTGAGAATATCTTACAGCCGAGTAAGCGCAAGCAACTCAGCTCACACTGTAGGAATCTTTAAGAATGGCACAAATATAAATAACTTCAACAGTGCCACGTCCTACCCTGCTTATACTGGATATTTTAGTGTATCTGTAACTAACGGGGACCAACTACAAGTGAAAGTTTCAAACGCAGCGTCTGGAACATACCACCAGGCGGTTTTGCAGTGGATGAACCTTACCGACAACAACCGTGCTTTAGCTACCGACAGTTTCAGTGTCTTTAAATCTTCGGGGTCCAGTGGCGGTGGCTTCTATGGGTGCTTCCCAGCTGGCATGATGGTCACTATGGCTGACGGCTCACAAAAAGCCATAGAGACTATATCGGAAGGCGATATGGTTTTAGCCTCTGGTATGCAGTCAGCGGAAGTGCTGGATGTTTGGACCATGCCGCAAGAGTCCAGATTGATTTTCAAGATCAACGGTAAGCTCAGGATGACCAAAGATCACCCGATCAAAATCATTGGCCCCACATCATCAACGTGGGCCGCAATGGACCCAGAAGCTGCCAACGAAATTCACCCCGAAATAAACATCCAGCAGCTGGAGATTGGGCAGACATTGGTCGGACCTGATGGTTACAGGGAAGCCGTAGAGACAATTGAAACTCAAGTCGAAGATAGCCAGGTGTACAACTTGAACGTGTCTGGCGATGACACCTACTTCGTGCAGGGTTTACTTGTACACAATAAATAGGACACTCCCATGACAGATCAAGAAAAAGATATGTTAGATGCGGTGGCTGCGTCGACTGGGGTACTTTCCCTGGTTGCCTGGCTGCCGCCCGTGGCTTCCCTATTTACCATTGTTTGGCTGGGTATCCGCATTTGGGAAACCGAAACCATTAAGACATTGACCAACAGGAGAGACAAAGAATGAACCTGGAGAGGCTCAAAGAAACTTTAAAGAAACACGAAGGCGAGAAGCTGGAGATATACAAATGCTCCATGGGCTATCAGACCATCGGTGTCGGACATAACCTGGACACCAAGCCCATCAGCAAACGAGTGTCTGATCTGATGTTGGAAGATGACGTTGAGGATTCTATTGCAGACTGTAAAAGGAACATTAGCTTTTTTGATGCCCTGGACGATGTCTGCCAGGAGGCCCTGGTTAACCTTTGTTTCAATATGGGCATTGCCAAGCTAATGCAATTCAAAAAGACCCTGGCACACCTCCAGGATGGCAACCGCGAGAAGGCTGCTAATGAACTATTAGATAGTCGCTATGCAACTCAGGTTGGATATCGAGCCATCGAGGTTGCCAGCATGATTAAAGGAGAAGGCTAATGCTTACTGCATTGATCGGACCTGTCACTGGTTTACTAGAGCGTGTGATCCCAGATAAAACTGAAGCCAACCGGCTGGCACACGAAATTACCACCATGGCTGAGAAGCAAGCGCACGAACTGGCCAAGGCACAACTTGAAGTAAATAAAGAAGAAGCCAAGCACGAAAGTATTTTTGTCAGCGGCTGGAGACCCGCAACGGGCTGGTGCTGCGTGAGCGCGATGACCGGTAACTTTATGATCATCCCGTTCACCAACTTTGTGATGGAGTTGATGGAGAAAGACATTGTCATACCTCTGATTCCCCTGGACACAATGATGCCCGTGCTGTTAGGCATGCTCGGTCTAGGTGGGCTCAGGACCTATGAAAAGACCAGAAAGTAGGGAGAGCATATCCAACCAGGATACCCGCTATGGTTTTAGAAATCGGCACAGCTGTGTCTATGTGCAGCCAAGCCTTCAAAGTAATAAACAAGGGCCTATCAACAGGTCACTCGGCCATGGACCTCATGGACCGGTTCTCGCAGTTTTATGATGGCAAAGATCAAATCACAGCTATGGAAGCTGCAAGCAAAGAGAAACCTCTATTGGGTGTCGGCAGCGTAGAAGGCCAGGCATTGCAAATAGTGGCTGCCAAAGCAAAGACAGCTGAGATGGAAAAGCACCTGCGTGAAATCATATTGATCACCGTACCCAATGGTCAGCAGTTTTATTCTGACATGCTGAGGGAGCGCAGGAAGATAAGACAGCGGATCATTGGTGACGCTCGTCGCGCAGCTGCACGAAAGAAACATATCATTAATGTGCTAATGGTCAGCAGCCTTTGCACCCTGGTTGTCGCCATCTACTCTGTTCTGGCAGCTGCAATCATAAATAGTTAAGCGTTCGACACGATGCATTTATATGTACGTAAAAGCGTACTCTTTGCACACTTCTGTGCGCTTGATCTTAAACTTAGATAAGGAGACACAGATGGCTGGTAAAGGTTCAGCCCCACGACCAATCCCTGACCAGGAAACTTTCGCGTCCAACTGGGACCAGGTGTTTGGCCAGGCTAAAAAGCAAAAGAAGTGTAGTAACTGCGGCCAATACTTTGAGACTGACCAGGCAAGCAATTGCCACCAGGGCGAATGCCCCAAAGCCCCGATCCATTGATAAACAGCAGATGTTTTATCCTATGCCCCAAGGACACCCTGGTCCTGGGGCAAAAGGGCCTGGATCGGTGTTTTTTTATTTTGTCCACCCTTATCACCGAATGTTGCAACGGGCCACAGTTTTCCATATAATCGGGTTAATCCGATGACTCTAACCAATCGATTATGAGTCGACTGCTCTAACCAACTGAGCTATGGGCCCTGCGAGGCCGCGAGTTTACGTCATCGGATACATGTTAATCAAATGTATCTTGAGGGAGATGACGAATGACTACACTCAACAACGAAACCACAGTAAACAATGGCCCTGCAAAGGGTTTCCACGTATTCCAAATAAAATACACCTACGAAGAGTACGTCTCTGGGTATTCCTATGCCCAGGAGAAGGCTGACGCTCACCGACTGGTATCTGGGTTTGGCGATAACTTCAAAGCCGACCTGTGCAAATACTACGGCCATGTCGCTGATGTTGCAGCTACTGATGTCGACGATGCGTTCCGCATAATGAACCTTTGGTCCGAAGAGGACGAGGCAAAAGTAACACGCCTGGCACCTCTGCATTCTCTGTCTGTCGGTGATGTCCTGGTCGACCCAGTCTCTGGTTCTGCATATATATGCCTGGCAGCTGGATGGAGAAAGGTTCCTGCCGCTGCACATTCTTTTGATTACCAAGGGGCGGCAGCATGATACATTCCAAAACGAAAACAGTGTTCACATTAAAAGCATTCGCAGACGAACACGGGCACCGCATGTGGCACGACCGTCACCTAATGAACAGCCTTCGCATGATAAAGAAGGTATCAACATTTAGCGACTTTGCCACCAGGCCAATCACTGACTACAAGCCCACCGACATCGAGGAATTTGTGGATAGCCTTCAAGACGAGGGCCTAAAGGATGGGACCA